TTTATATTATATGAAAAAATATCTTGTTATTAATAATCCCCACGATTACAACACTTCAAAAGTCGGGTTTAGTTTTAACATAAAAAAATTATTTTTATAATAAAAAAAGCCCCGACATAATCGAGGCTCTTTAACCAAATAATTAAAACGAAATCAAACTACTGGTGCAAATATAATTTAATTTTAGAACTAAAAAATTTTTCCATCGATAATTGATTTTTGATAAAATTTATAATCCCCATTTTGACTTAATTCTAAATATCCAAACCCATGCGTCCACATATTAATTGGCATATAAGCAGGGTGTAAATCACACAAACAACCAATCGAAAAACATGAGTAAGGATGTTCATCTAAGTTCTTTCCCATATCTTTAGTTTCACGATGAAAGTGTGATGTTACTGCGCTTTTATTTAACTTCAACCTCAATGACCTTGCAGGATTTACACCGCCTGATGTTAGTCCAGTTTCGTGACCATGAAATATTGCCAACTTACCGGCATAGATATATTGAGTTGAATCTACTTTTATTATGTTTAAATCTCTAAGTTTTAAAAGTTCATGCAGTTGGATTAATTCAATGTCGAATATCTCAGGTGCTTTCTGCATGATGTACTTGTCGTATCTCAAATCATGGTTGCCATAACTCCAAACTATTAGTGCTTTTGGAAACATACCTCTTAACCCTTTTAAGAACACTCTTGTGCAGTCCATTTCGTATTTAACCGACCTCTTTCTCATATCCTTTTCATGTCGAGAGATGGTTGCAAAATCAATTAAATCACCATTGATGATAATAGTATCTACTTGTTGCTCTAATCCATATTCTAACGCTGCAAATAAAGCATCATCATTGTGATAAGGTATGTGAAGGTCACTTATAATTAATATTTTCTTACTTGCTTTTGGTAGTGTATAAGGATGTATTCTTTCACTTTCGCCTTTTGGCAGTTCTTTTTTTAGTGCTTCAAATTGTTTGCGAAATTCAACGTGAACTTCTTTTTTACTTTTCACACCAAATGCACCTTTTAAAGTTCTTACATGAGTTCTTACTTGTTCAAGGTCTTTGTACACACTTTTATTTTCAGCATAAATTTTCTTTGCTAAGGTCAAATTTGCTATGTTTGGAAACTTTAATAAATACTCTTTTGCAATGTCTGATTTGATAGTTGGTTTGATTGCCATTTATAAGTAAAATAATTGTGCTTCTTCTTTCCGCCTATTTACTAAGCCTTGTAATACCTTACCGCCTCCACTTGTATAGTGTGTTTCCCACCATTGTTTGAGGTCTTTAGATTGAGAATTAACTAATTTAAATAAGGTTTCTGACTTACCACAATTCCATGTAAAACAAACTAAAGCATCAAACTGATATTGGGTTAAATCTATCTTAATATTCTTGTTAACTATAGCCTCAAATTGTGGCAATAAGTCCATCAATAATTCTTCCGCTTGTTGCTGTGTTATCTTATCCCCTAACTTTATTTTAGAACCATTTTTATAAAAGGTGTTTCCATAACCTATTGTAACTAATCCTGCAGGGCAAGTATAAGCAGTTAGTTTACAACCTTCAAATTTTTTGATTAATCCAATAACTTTAATTCCTATCTTCATTTTGATTTATTTTAATTTTTTCAATTACATTAATTCCAAATAAAGCACTTATAAATGCTGCATCGGCTGCTAATACCATTGGTAAATTTACATCATTAACGTATTTATGCGAATAACAATAGGCTAATGTAACTGCTAACGCTGTTAGTTTTTTCCCACTTGCACCACTTGTATTATTATCAAGTGAAGATTGAATGAATAAACTAAACTTCTTAATTTTATCTATCATCTTAATTCCTTAAATGTTTCTTCAAATCCAAATGACTTTACAAGTGAATAAGTTAGCACCACAGCCATCATAGTTGTAATAAAGCTATGTAGTATTTCATCGTAAGAATAACTCAAACACACACACGCTAAACTATCAAATAATAATTCTACTAATTTGATTCTATGACCACCATCATTTGGGAAAGTATTACCTAAATATCCATGTTTATTTCGTGTAAATCTTGCATAAGACCACCACTCACTATAACCATGCTTTTCAAATAAAGAATCAAACAAAACAATACACTCGAACAATGCCCTGCAATACCCACTAATCAATGCGAATATTCCACCCAATAGCATGTAGTCAAACTCAATCATTTATTTAATCCCTTTTCAAAATCATCAATAGACTTATCGGTTATAATTTTGATTATCCAATTACAGAAACGATATATCCAATAAATGATAGTAAAAATCGAAGCAATGGAAGCAAATAAAAAGTTGTGTTTCTCAAGCAAGGCTACGAAGCCTACTAATGATACTAATATGTCTAAGAATCTAAAGTGCATATTCTTTTGGTTTGTAATCTATCTGTGTTAAGGCAATTAGTTTGTCTTTTATCTCAATAAAATCTTCATCATCAATTACTGCAATATTGCATACATACTTTCCATTTGAATCTAATATAAACTCTAAAAGAGAACCGTTCAAATAAGTTCCTTCAAGTTCTTTTTTTTGTTTTAATGTTGCTGATATTACTTTCATAATTATAATCCTAATGCTGTGAATGTGTTTAATAATAATGTTCTCATAGCTTGTATGTCTAAACTTGCTGAGCCATGCCAACTCGCACCATGTGGCCTTGTATCGTAAGTACCATCAGGTGATACACCATTATTTACAGTTAATTCAAAAACATCATTGTTGTTTAAATTAAATCCACTTGAAGCTGTGTTTATAGTTATTTCATTTCCATTAATAATACTTTTGAAATTTGATGAATTTGCACGCAAAGAAGCTATTAATGTCCAACCATTTAAGGGTAAATAAGCAGATACTGAATTAGTGGAATAGCTACTCGTTGAGTTACCATTTAATAGATTTCCATTGCCTCTAATCAATGCTGATATTGTAGTTCCACCTATATCTCTACTGCCCATTATTCTTAAAAAATCAACAGCAAATGCTGGACTTAAAACCATTGCTCCAAAAGAGTTATTATTTTTTAAAAATTTAACACCATTTGAAGATAATTTATAGTTCAAATTCAAATAACTTGTTCCATTTGTAGCATATCCATTATTATTAAATGTTGGAGAACTGACTGGACTAACAAAGAATGATGAACTTATAAGATTTGTTCTTGCTGCTATTGGAAAGCCATTTAAACCGCAATAGATATTTAACCTATCTAATTGATTTAAAATAGAACCATTAGCCAATGCAGGTTTAAAAAAATTATTATCAATAATTTCTAATGTTGCATCGGGAATAGTGCCTCCATTCGCAATTACATTTGTTCTATAATTTTGCGCTTCTTGACTTAATCCGCCAAAGAATCGGCAGTTACTTGCACCAATATAATTTCCAAACATATTAGAAATATTTAATTATCGAACCGCTTGCTAATTTTACTCTTGTTATTTTAAAACCAGGGTCTGTTGGTAAATACATACCTTGTTTAATTGTTACTCCTGAAAGTCTTTTAGTAGTTAATACATCTACATCGTTTATGTAAAACTCTGTAAACACACAATCTGCATTTACTACTATTGATTCAACTTGTAATCCAGTGTAACTTGTCGTATCAGATACTATTCTGAAACCACCGATACCGCTTATTTTTTCTAATGCTGTTGCCATATTATTATTATATATAAATTTTTATTTAAATTGTTGGTATTTGACACCTATCGTTTAACTCCATAAGTTCTAATCCTATATCTAACTTCCATCCATCCACTATATCCGGAAAGCCCTCACGAACTTGCCCGAAATTCACATCAAATTGAACATTGAAATAATCTTGATAAATTGGATTATTTAACGCTGCTACTAAATCTTTACCTATGCTTAAAGTATCACTCAATACGTCTATCTCATTGCTATTATCTACCCTTTGAATATCTAAAACATATAGTGATAAATTCATTGTAAACATTCGTTCACTCATTTGGCTATCGTTTATATCACACCAAACTAATGGATATTGTTCTTGCTCACTTGCACTTATTTCTGAAACTTGTCCAAAAATAAAACTATTTATTTGTGCGTGGTCGTTGCAAATCTGTTTTATTATATTTAGGACTTGGTTTAGTGTTGTGAATATCATTTTGTTGTTTAATAAATGCTTGTAATTTCTCGATGTTTGTCTTATTTATTCCTTTATTCATTAGCAAAATGTGCAACCTCTGCCAGTTACACTTGGACTTGTTTCAAGGTCAGTAAAATTATGTTTTCCCATACAACATGAGTTGTCATCTAACAGCATACCACTTGTATAATTGGATTGCTTTGCATAGATAGTAGCTAAGTCTGAATTAGGTTGATTCAAAAACAATGGATAGGTTGTTTGATTAGCATATAAATACTTGGTTAATCGTTCTGCATACCACTCCGCTTTATTCTTTGCCCTATCCATAACCATAGTTAGTTCATCAATGCTTGCAGGCTGCATATTGTCGGCATTTTGAACACCTACAGCCTTGTTGAAATACTTGTAATTAATATTCAAAGGTAACTCATAACGTACATACCAAATCATTGCAGGTGTGATGTATGTATCAAGTAATAATTTATATGAATTACTCAATGTTCCTGCTATAATCTTTGTTACAAAATCATTGTACAATGCTGTTCCTAATATCGGTAAAATATAAAAAGATTGCACATCAATTATTGTCGGTGTTACTACCTTCATATCTACATTATCTTGCAAAATTGATTCTTGCTTCAATGTTGCTTCACTTAAAAATATTGCTTTTGCCATTATCTTATTTTCTTTACTAATTCTTGAACAAAAATGTGCCTGCAAAAAGGCAAGTTTACATCTTGTTTTGGGTCATGATACCATCCACCTCGCCTACGAAAAGCATCATAGTTAGGTATTCCATAAATAGCACCTAATTCTTGCCCAATTTTATCAATATCATCCTTTGAAAAATAACGTGGATTTGCCATCATTGATTCACAAAAAGGTCTACTTGTACCACCTTTAACTAATGCAGGTGCATCGGGTCTTAAAACGTATCTATAACGTATGTATAAGTCTTGAAAACTTGGTACTACTTTATTTGCTCCCGACCTTGTTAAACTTATCTTACCTTCACTATTTAAATCAATCAAACCTTCATCACCTAATGCTGTCAAACTTTCAATAATTGAGGTCTTATCTGTTTTTAAAATCTTGGTTAAATCTTCAATTAAAATATTAGGTGTTTTCTGAATCAAATCTAACACCGCATTATCTTGTTTTGTCAATGCAAATTGCTGTGAACTGAACATGAATTTCTTATGCTTTACACTTACGAAATTTTCAATAGGCTCACCATATTTTAAAAACACACTAAAGTCTAAATCATCATCTGCTATTTCATCATGTGAACACTTTGAGAATTGATTAGGTGTATCAGTTGGTATAATTGCATCGGATGCTAATGGTGGTTTGTTTACTATACCCCTAATCTCATCTTGACTTAATGAAGCTAACACTTTATTGGCTACTAATGGACTTAATGAATTTAAAGCATCACTAATAGTTGAATTAACATTGGTTTGAATGTCTAATGGTTTACGACCTATAATTTCTCGCATCTCATCTTTTGTTAAAATGGTCATTAAAGTTTGCTCACTAAAACTTGGCATAATTGGCTCTAATGCTTTTATTTTTAGCTTGCCTTTTACTGGTGAGAATAGGTTATAAATTTCTTCTTGTATTCTTTGTTTCGGATTAACGTAAGTATTAGCAAATAGATTATAAGCATCGACCATCTCATTACGCCCACCTAATTGCCCCTCTACCCTCACACCAAATAACATCGGTGATGTAATCTTATGTCCTACAAATATTTCTTGTTGAATCGTATCGTTTAATGCTTCATATTTCTTATCAAAATCACCGGATGCAAGGTCTAATATTTCAGGTACTCTTTGAGGGTCATCTACGAAATCAATTACTATACTACCTGCATTATCTGTTGGTGTGAACTTAGCTTTTAACTTGCGTTCTGTTGACTTCATTTCTTCATCACTTGGTACACCATTCTTAAACACAATCATCTTTGAACCTTTGAAACTATTTTGAATTTCGGCTCGGTGAAAATTGGCTATTTCAGCATCAGTAATAATTGCAGGTATTGCACCAATGTACTCGGGTAATGTGTAAGTATTAATATTAGGTCTATACGACTTATAATAGTGTATGCTTTCTTTTGGTAGCTTGTTTTGAGTAGGGTCAAATGGTGGTAAGGTTGTGTATTCATCTTCTTTTATATTGGTATTTTCGCCACCATCATTATTTAACCATTTATCACTAATATAAAATTCGCTGTTATCTTCTGTGCTTCTTACATCACAATAATTAACGTGGTATATTTCTGATATTGCCCCTTTCTTATCGCTAATAACTTTCAAATAGCAACCGCCAAAAATCTCACAATCTAAATCTGTCTTATTAAGTAAATCTTTTAGTGTTTCGTAAGGATTAGGTGTGTCTATAAATGCTTTTAATGCAATTACTTGGTCACCTTCCATGCCCACTTCATCAAACATCCAACCTTGCCCGGTTATGTATTGCTGTTTACTTGTTAAGATTGCGTTATGCTTTGCGCTTCTATTGAATAATGTTAGTAGAAAATTTGGATAGTTATTACTTTCTCCATATTTAACATATTTTAATCTTTGTGATGATTTAGGCTCAACAAATGTAGGGACTTTATCATTCGTAAATTTAAGCACCATTACACTTGAATTATATTCTTTTTTGTCTGTCATTTATTGCGGTGTGTAAACGTAAGTTGTTGAATCAGTCGGGTTATATTCTGTGTTGTTTTGTGCAGTTGGTATGTACCAAAGTAATCCAGTTTCTAATTGACCTAATATATATGGTAAAGCATCTTCTGCTTTTGTAAGTGAATTATATTGGCTTAAAGTTAATGTTGTTTCCATCACTACATAGGTATAAAACCCACTATAAGGCAAATAAATATGATTATCCAAACCTTTTGCATTATTATTTGAATCAAAAAGTATATCAAATGAATTATATCTTTCTTTATATGCGCTTAAATCATTACTTATTATGCTATATGCAATATCATTTGTAACTTGATTTGTACATTCAATCAAATAATAATTACTTGTGCCTACTTTATTTTCAGTTAAAGTAAGTATTACATTGTTTTCTCCAAGTTCTATTCTTATCACTAACTATATATATAAGATTGATAAAATTTTGCTATAAAAAAAAAGCCACCCCTTTAAGAGTGGCTTTTTTTATGAAATATGATTACTAATTTTAAGTCTGTAATGCTGCAATAATACTTGAACTAACTTCATTTGCTAATGCCTTTTCCATACCGGTAAAGGTTAACACATATCCGTTAAATTCATTCAATGCTGCACCTGAATTGGCACTACCTGCGGTTACTTCAACTCCATTCTCTTTTCCGAATAAAAAGTATTGACCTGATTTGGTTTCTACTATCATTGAACATCTGTTTGCAATCAAAGTCTGTAATTGAAATTGAGTTACATAAGCCAACTTAGTAAAGTTAGTGTTTATGGTTTGCTCAAATGCAATCGTACCAAGTCCTGCATCAGCCATAATGTTTTGACTGAAATCGTTTTTAGCTCTTGGCAACAAAGCATATTTATAAAACTTTGTTCCACTTGCTTTTGTTATTGCTGTTACAAATCCACTTGCGTTTTCGGTTACTGCGGTAACATTTGCAAGTTCTGTAATGTAAATATTTTTGATACCTCCAACTGCATCTTTGCAGTCTAAAGCGTATGAACTAACTATTGCACATGGCATATTTATATTTCTCCTTTTAAGTTTAAAAAGGGGGCTATTAACCCCCTTAAAT